AGAATCTTTTGTTGCCGCCGTGCCAAGACCCAGATTTGTACGCGCCGCCGCCGCTGTTGTTGCGCCTGTTCCACCTTGCGCAATCGGTACTGTTTCTACAACAGCCGGAGTAACGGTTTCATCCGTGATCTCATAGATAACGCCCTCTACGGGAGTGATAAGGTCATATTCTGCCCGTGTCATTTGCACAACATTACGGACAACGGTTTCGCCGTTCTCATCCGTGACAGCCGCCGTTTTGAATTGCATATTAGCCCTTTGCGTAACGGCTGTGCCACTCGCGTTCTTGATAACGTGACCCGCAACTTTGCCACGGGCGGTTTCATCCTTGATATCGTATTGAGTTTCGCCTACTTGAACTTTTGATATATCTGCCATTTTGTAGTCCCCCTAGAAGTTGCCCCGTGGTATAGATTACGTCCCAGACGGAGCGGAAACGGTGATTGTAGCGGGTGTGCCGCTGAAAGTCGGATCGGTAACGGTCGCACTTCCCAGAGCCGTAAGAACAGATGTGTCCTCACCCTTTGTCGGGAGAGTACCCGCATCAAGAGAAAGAACCTCGCCCGTAACGGACAGCGAAGGAAGTGTGCCAACAGCCGTGATGGAGTTGACCGTTGCGGATGTGGGAGAGTAGGAAACAGCCGTGCCGCTGATTGTTCCGGCGGGGGTGTAAGAACCCTCTGCGGAATCCTCATAAGCGAGTTCGCCAAGAGCGGAAAGATCACCAAACTCCTGCCATGCAGAGCCATTCCAGATGAACTCCTTTGAGCCGTAGTTGACAATGTTGCCCGTTTCTGCCGTGACTTGCTCACCGTTGATCGTAACGGGGTTTGTAGTAGAGCCATCGGTCAGAGCGGTTGTGGTAACACCAAGATAGTCGGTGTACGCTTCAAGGGCGGCAATGAGGGTTCTCGCTTCTGCGTCCTTGATATCATAAGTGGTAGAACCGACTTGTACTTGGCTGATATACGAATTAGCCATTGCTTTGTTCTCCTTTCGTAAGAGAAACGGGGGTTTCTATGGCAGATATATCAAAAGCCCTTGTAGGGCTGATATATCACTTCTGAATGTTCAACTTCTCGCCGTTCACGGATGCCGTGACCATGTTATTCACTTCGCCACGGAGTTCCGTATCGTCATATACCGTATCGGTAAATACTGCATCGGCGGGGACGTTTGTTTCAACCGTGTGTGTGTTTGCCTTTTCTGCATCGTCTACAACGCCATCATTGTCGGTGTCATAGACTTCCTTGCTCATATCAGCAAGTTTGCACACGGGAAATGTCTGCCCGTCCTTTACATAGGTGAGATTGTTGTTTTCATCAACAGATATGCTAGTGATGCCGGATTCACCGCCACCACCAGAACTCTTAATCGCTTTGATCGCCAGAATGGAGATATCTCTTGTCAACATAGTTTTTCTCCTTGATGTGAAATTACGATAAGAACAGTTCTCGCTCTGCTTTTCTACGTCTTATAAGAGCGTCTTTGTAGTTCTGATTACTACCCCATAGCCGAACGATATTGTCAGCATATTCCTGTACCGTATGACTTTGCGCTACAAGTTCATCACGGAACTTTCCAACTCCGCGATTATATGCATAACTCACAAGGGCATTAAGTCTGTTCTGTGTCAACACGATATCCGTTGCGTACCGTTTGACAAACTTCTCCGTAGTCACAAGATCAAGCCGAAATAATTCATCCGCTCTCTCCTGTGATATGGTCATGTTCGGTAGAACATCTGCCCCGTTGTGTGCATAACCGATTGTGTAGTACCGCTCTCCTTTAAGTTTGTAGGCGGTCAATCTACATCCCTCAAACCGTTTAAGGAAATCAATACCCTTTTGGTCTATATGTTGCGCGGGAATCTCTTTCGGTTGTAACAAACGATTTACTTCCGCTTGCACTTCCGCATAGTCATATCCCGCCGCATGAAGCCTGTTTTTGCGGTCTATGCCGTTTCCCCACTTCCCCGCGACAACTTCCTTTGCCACTTCCGCAACGGACTTCTTATCGCCCTGTATGACGATTACGGTATGCCCTTTTGTCTTTGTAACCAGAACATCACCATCTAACAGCGTGAAGCCATTTTTATATTCATACTTCTCAAACAAACCCGTTGCCATCAACTTCGCAACTTCGTTTGCCGTGGTAAAGTTTCCGGCATCTTTATTCGTCCCCTCTTTAACGCAAGTCCGAACAAGTGATGAACAATCCGCATTGCAATCGGTTGTTGTAGCCGTGCCATAATTGACGATTGACAAGCGATCACTCTGGCTATATCCAATATGCTTATTGTCACACGCCCTTGCCATTGCTTGTGCAATCTTCATGGCATCAACAGGGTTCTTCGGTCGCAACACATACCATCCCTTTGAATGCACATAGAAGTTTTGCCGACTAACTTCACCCTTATAGTCTGGGGATGCGGTCTGCTTCTGATCGCCGCGCTTGCCGTTCACATATTTCCCGTTCTCGTCTTGACGGGCAGACCCGATCACAACCGCCATATTCGTCCCCCAAAAAATAAGCGGCAAGGCTATGACACCTCGCCGCTCTCAACATCCATGTGAGCCAAATCCCAATTCAGTTTGTCTATCATCCTTTGAACTCTGTACTGTTCATACTCTGATTGTTCATCGGCTTCTTCTTGCTTCTCACCTAAATCACTCAAAATGGGCTTTTCTCTTATCTGTGCAAAAGTTTTGCTCTCATGCTTTTTGTCGGAAAACATATTCCCCAACGCCGCCATTAGAGCGTCAAACACATACTCTCCTGCGAGATAATTCAGATAGTCTTGCTCTTTCAGTTTCCTCTCATGGGCTACATCATACATACGCAAGTCTTTTAGCGTAGAATGCATAACTTTTCCCATATCAAGCCCTAGAGCCAAATAGTGAGGTATGACTTCATCGAATATTAGGCTTCGCCACCATCCGCTTTCTTGCCCTTGCTGATCGGCGTTACCTTTTCTTCCTCGCCCGTTATCCCGATCCGCGATAAAAAATTATCTTGACCCATCTGTTCATAAAGGGCGTTGAAAATATAGATAAGCGTCCCCTCTCGCTTGCCATCGTTCTCCTGCATATACTGTTTTAACAGCCTATCGGCATCCTTTGCGGATTTCACGGTATTGTCACCGTCCTCACCATGCATCTGCAAGATGCCGCCGTAAAACAGGGCTTTTGTCAGTTTCGGCAATCTCCCCGCAATAACAAGGGACGCGCTTTCTTCATCCCCATTCGCCGCACCCGCGATTGCGACCACATTCTCTAAAAGATCGTCACAGAGCGTTGCCGCGATTGTGTAACAAAATGTGTACTTCTTTCCGTTGATTGTCAGTTGCATTTCTTCCACCCCTCTTTCTTGTTTGTATATAAGGGTGGGCGGGGTTTCCCCCGCCCGTACCACTCATATCGCTGTGTTCGGATTATACGGACGGTGTATCAACAGCCGCCGCCTGTCCTGCATAGTTCACGATTGCGCAAGTAATCTCGACCGTAAGCAGAGAGTTCTGCTCCTTTGCCGCTTTCGGGAACTGTTGCGGTGTCTGGACGAAAATCCAATCCGACATTGTGGGATTCTGCGGCGACCACTCTTGAATCCACACACCGTTATTTGCCTTGGATGCCGCAAATACCGCCGCCCATTCTGTCATGGTGTCGGGAGTGACGTTGACCGTGATAGAATATGTGCCGCCCGTAGATGCACGTCCGGCAATACTTCTGTCAACATAGTCCTCAAGTGCGCTAGCATCAATCGTGTTGGTGTCAAGAGCAATCTCGCCCGTGGCGTTGATTCTTGTCAGCCATGTTACAGAACCGCTTGTAGGGACGGTATCAGCAGAGCCGTTGATCCAACCGACACGCACCCCTAATGTGGAAATCAATTTGTTATCGCAAGGCTTTTTATCCTTACTTCTGTATCATTACAATACAGTTCAGCATATCTTTTCACCTATCGCGGTTGCAAGGTGTAGCGATCTCTTGGATGCATTATATTCTCTATATGAGGTTCAGCATCTATGCGTTGCCCCTGTTATGCTCTTTACTTCATAACTTCGGTTCGGATTGCGCTTGCAAAGCGTTTTTCCGCTTAATATCGCTATCATAATCCATGCGCTATGCAACATCACGCATGGACGGCGTTCTAACAACTACGCATTTGTCACGTTGTTAGACTTCACCATAAGCCGCCATTTTATTACCTCTCTTTCTCCCTTTCGGGCATGAAAAAAGCAAGGCGCGGTTGCCTTGCCATTTCCGTGTGTATATGAATTGTTGTTATACTGTTTGACGATTGCCCCGCATTGCCAACATTTCCGCTATGCTTCGTCCCATTTGTCTACAATGATATGAAATTGTAGTATATGAAACATTAAGCATATCAGCCCACTCTCTCATAGTATGGCGTTCGCCATTGTATTCGAGAATTACATTGTTCCTGCGGTTATTCTGCTGTTCCGCATTTGTGATCCAACGGCAATTATGCGGTGAATATCCTGCGTTTACGTCTATTCTATCCAACGTACACGCCCCATGTTCTGCGTTTGCGTCATAACCAGAAGAATATGCCCATTCCGCAAACGTATCATATCCAAACTCACCCAACCATTCGTCACATACCGTTATGCCGCGACCGCCATAGTTTTGATACTCCCGACCATTCGTATCGCTCACGCGATTCAGCATGGCTTTATACACGCTATACAATCTCTTGTTTGAGTATTTATACTTGCGTGTCATATCGCCCAACATCGGTTTCATTTCTTCTTTTAGGCAACCGCATGATTGTTGCAACCCTGTTTTGAGTTTATTGGCATTCGCCTTGACCATTTTCCCACAATCGCACCTGCAAAGCCAATTATATCCCCTTGTAGTGCGCTCATTCTTTTCTAGGAATCTCACCACAACAAGTCTGTGAAAACGCTTGCCCGTCAAATCCTCAAAACCTTGACCTTTAACATCATGCCTAGCACATCCACACGAAACAGTATGACCGTTCCGCAATTTCTGCGTACCAACAGATGTTATATTGCCGCAATCACATTTGCATATCCAATATGTGACACTTACGCCGCCAGATGTTATGTGCGGTTTATCTCTTTCGATAACCGTCAATCTGCCAAACCTCTGCCCCGTCAAATCTATCAATCCCATATATCCATCCTTTCTACACGCCTAGTGTTGCTTTTTATTATAACGGATGGAAAACAATTTCAAACATTTTGGCGGGATCGCGGTTTTCCT